AACAGACGGCAAGAACGAAAGATGGAATCGCTTAGCCAATACGGCGAAGCTTTAACTGAGCTAGGTATCCAACCTTTAGTGCAAGTCATTAGAGACACACGACGTCGTATGAAACAAGGCAAGGCTGGCCCTGGCTTTGCTAACATGCAACCCCTTTTATTATTAGCGCCACATAAGATAGCAGCTACTGCTATGCGTTGTGTCGTAGATAGTATCCAGCAGGGTAATAAGTTAGTAGAGCTAGGTCGATTGGTAGGTGAACGCCTATGGATTGAAACCATGCTGGCCCGTGCTAGTAAATGGGAGATGATTACCCACGAAAAGATACGCAGTGCATACAAACAAAAGGTACAGGATATAAGACGTATGAAAGCAACAGAAGAATGGGCAACGAGAGAGAAGATAACGACAGGTGTGTGGTTAGTTATGCACATCGCTGAATTAACAGGGATGATCATACTAAAAACACAACGAGAGGGTGGCCGCAGCCCTTATGTTGTATCACCTTCACCTAAGTGCATAGAGTTTATCAATGATGTGATAGCAGCAGGTAAGTTGTTGTGTCCCTTTGCTTTACCCATGGTTGTGCCACCACGGCCATGGAATAAAGATCTAGAAGGCGGCTACTTAACTAGCATACCTAACAGTAAGCTAACTAAAGATGCTAACCCTTTAGGTATAACAGGGGATGAGCCATTCATTAAGGCTGCTAACTTACAACAAGCAGTGCCATGGCGGGTAAACGAATGGTTACTGGAACAGTTGCAATTTGCATGGGATCAAAGCTTATCTATCGGTAAGCTATTACCCCGTGAAGGTTACCTTATTCCACCGTACCCTAAGCATTTACCTGATGACCATGAAGAGGTAAGGCAATGGAAGTTTAACGCTCGCATATTGCATGAGAAGAACGACAAGTCTATTAACCGACGTGTCGGTACAGCTAAGCAGTTATGGATAGCTAATCGTATGGCTAGCTACGACAAGATATACTTCCCAACTCAGATAGATTTTAGGGGCAGGTATTACTACCGCCCCCCATTTCTTAACCCACAGACTAATGATATAGGTAGATCGCTGCTGCTATTTGCTGAGGGTAAACCTATAGCTACAGCAGAGGAGGCCAGCTGGTTATACATACATGGCGCCAACATGTATGGCCATAGCAAGCTGACTTGGCAGGCCAGAACAGACTGGGTTAAACAACACCACGACCAGATCATGGTGTCAGGTGCTGACCCATGGCGTAACGCTGTGTTCTGGACTGGTGCTGCTGACCCATGGCAGTTCCTTTCTTTCTGCCGTACCTATCAACAGTTCAAGCAACATGGCTATGGCTATGTGTGTTGCCTGCCAGTGGTGCTCGACTGCACTTGCTCTGGCATACAACATTACTCAGCGTTGCTGAGGTGTGAGGAGATGGGCAAGCTAGTTAATCTAGCTAGTAGTGAGAAGCCGCAAGATATATATAGCGTTGTATTAAACGAGGTGCTGTCCATACTGCGTGTCGATGCTGCTGATGGTAACGAACACGCTCAGTCATGGCTGCAATTACAACCTGATCGCAGCCTGCTTAAACCTGTAGTAATGACAGTACCTTATAGCGCTGGTCGTACATCAATCCTTGATCACGTCCAACGCTGGGCCTTTGATCGCACAGCTGAACTGTACGGTATAAACAATTGGAAATTTAAAGCTGGTGCTATGGCAGCAGTGCATTACTTAACCACAATCCTATGCCAACAGACCTATATGTTTATAGGTCCAGCTAAAGAAGCAATGCAATGGTTTAAACGGTTAGGTAATTTAGCTGGCAAGCATGAGATCAAACTACAGTGGACTAACCCAGCCGGGTTACCTATTACTCAAGGTTACCTTGATATGAAGGGCACAGTAATTACCTTGCGATACCTATCTAATGTATCGCTAAGGTTTACTGCTGGCTTAGAAGAGAGAGGGTTAGATCCTAGGCGTATGGGTACAGGGCTTAGCCCTAATGTTATCCACTCATTAGATGCCAGTCACATGGCATTCACCACGCTCGATGCTTTTGCAAAGGGCATTACAAACCTTGGAGGTATTCATGATTGCTTTGCCACGACCCCCGCCGAGATGGCTGTATTGCGTGATTCAGTACGCAATACATTTGCTGATCTTTATAGCCGTGATGTACTCAAGGGTATAGTCGATCAGCTAACTAAACAGTTGCCATCTGAGGTAGCTGATTCGATCCTGCCTGGTCCAGAACTAGGCACACTAAATCCAAACACTGTCCGCCATTCCACTTACTTCATCACATGAACTTCATCTTGATTAAAGGAGAAAAATTCACCACTCCTGTTGCTAAGTTTCAGTATCCAAAGTTGCTTGAACCTGACACCAAGTTCCATCCCGAAGGGATGTACGAGGTGATAGCTGTGATGGATGCTTCTGATCCAGAGGTGACCCGTTTAGCTGAAGACCTAGATAAATTTTTGGAGCAACACAAGGCTTCATTAAAAGCACAAGCACCCACCACTAAGTTTAAGTTGACCGATTTACCTTGGCGGTTTGAAGAAGTTGATGGGGTGCCAGCACTTATCTTGAAAGCTAAGAGCAAGGCCAGTGGTGTTGACCGTGACGGCAAGTCTTGGTCGCGTAAGCCTGCGTTGTTTGATGCCAAAGGTAACCCAGTCACTGATCGCTATTCAGTAGCTGGCTTATGGTCTGGCACTACAGGCAAGGTGGCGTTTCAAGCTTCACCGTTTTATACCCCGGTGATAGGAGCAGGTGTAACCCTACGGTTGCAAGCTGTGCAGATCATTAAGTTGGTTGAGTCCGGCGGTAGCGGTAGCAGCCATGGCTTTGGCGAAGAGAAAGGTTGGACGCCAGAAGGCACCACGACAGCAGCGCCAGCCGCTGTCCCCTGGGATGCAGACCCCGTCGCTTCAGACGAAGCCGACTTCTAGGTTCCGCAGCAAGTACGAGGCAGCAGTCGCTGCCTCCCTTGCCAAGCGTGGCCTTGACTGCAAGTACGAAGCCAAAGGTTTTGGCTACATAATCAGAGCTGTTTACACCCCTGATTTCTTCTTGCCTAACGGGGTGATAGTAGAAACCAAGGGTTTATTCAGCTCTGATGATCGACGCAAGATGCTTGCTGTTAAAAGCCAGTACCCATTGCTAGACATTCGTTTGTGTTTCATGAACGCACAAGTGAAATTATCTAAGGCACCTAAGTCCCTTGCTTATTGGCAATGGGCTGAACGCCATGGTTTCCCATGGTGCCAAGGTCATATCCCCACCACTTGGTTTGCCGATGCCATCCAAACTACTGAGGCATGACCCGTGTCCTGCTTGCAGCAGCCAAGACAACCTTGCTGTTTACGACGACGGCCATAGCCATTGCTTTGGTTGTGGCCACCAGATCCAACCAAAGAAAGACAAGCCAGTGCAACCCATCCAACCATTACCACCACCCGTCAGTCCTTTAATAGAGTTCACTTCCATCAAAGGATTAGCAAAGAGAGGTATCACTGAAGCAACAGCTAAGCACTTTGGTTATGGCGTTGCTCAACACCGTGGCCAATCAGTACAGGTAGCGGAGTACCGCGACCAGCAGGGTACGGTGTGTGCCCAGCACATACGAGATAAAGACAAACGGTTCCAATGGTTAGGTGACACCAGTGGTATCCAGCTATGGGGTCAACACCTATGGCGGCAAGGGATTGGTGGTGGCAGCCAGCTGTTTGTTGTTATTACTGAAGGTGAGATCGACGCTATGTCGGTTAGCCAAGTGCAAGGCAATAAGTACCCAGTTGTTTCATTACCGAATGGAGCACAGTCGGCCAAGAAATATCTGGCTGCTAACCAGCAATGGCTTAGCCAGTTCAACCGGATCGTCTTGTGTTTCGACAGTGATGAACCTGGCAGCAAAGCAGCAACAGATGCACTAACAATCTTGCCCCTAGGCAAGGCTGCTATCTGCCATCTGCCACGTAAAGACGCCAATGAAATGCTGGTTAATGGGGAGGGCGACCTACTCAGAGACCTGCTATGGAAGGCAACTCCATCCCGCCCTGATGGGATTGTTAATGCGTCTGAGATGTGGGAGGAGCTGATTAAACCACAGGCTGGTGCTGCTTGTGGTTACCCATGGCCAGATCTAAACCGTATGACCCGTGGCTTTAGGAAAGGTGAGATGGTTACCCTCTGTGCTGGTAGTGGTATCGGTAAGTCCTCTATATGTAGAGAATGGGCTCACCACTTTTTGCATAACGGTATGAAGGTGGGCTACATAGCGCTAGAGGAATCAATCAAGCGCACCATGCAGGGGCTGGTTGGTATCGAACTAAACAAACCTATCCACCTAGACCCAGCTCTTGCTACCGAGGAGGAGATGAGGGATAGCTTTGATAATTTATTTGGCAGTGGTCGCTGTTATTTGTATGACCATTTCGGCAGCATGGACCCTGACCATTTGATTAATAAGATCCGATACCTAGCTGATGGTGAAGGAGCAGACGTTGTAATCCTTGATCACTTAACCATTGTCGTTAGTGGCTTGGCTGAGTTAGATGAACGCCGCGCTATTGATGTGACCTGCACCCGGTTACGACAAGTGGTAGAGCAAAGCGGTATTGGCATTGTGCTGGTGTCGCATCTCAAGCGGCCAGAAGGTCGCGGCCATGAAGAAGGTGCTCAGACTTCACTGTCTGCCCTGCGTGGCAGCCATGCCATAGCGCAACTTAGCGATATGGTCATTGGTGCTGAACGCAACCAGCAAGGGGATATGAGTGAACGCAATCTGTTGCAGTTGCGGGTACTAAAGAACAGGTTTAGTGGTGAGACCGGTACATGCGACAAGTTGCTATACGACTCGGTTACTGGCAGGTTGACTGTCCCTATCTCCCGTTACTTTGGAATGTAATTATGCAATGCCCTAGTTGCGGCGATAAGGAAAGCGTTCGCGCTTCTCACACCCGCACTGACTCAAGCAACAACACCATTATTAGACGACGCATGTGTACTGCATGTGATCATCGTTGGTACACAGCAGAGGTGCTGATCCCCGCTGAAGCTGTAGGCCATGGCTTCAATGAAAGCCGGACCCAATCAACCTTTACCCTTAAAGGATCTATCACCTACACCACAGGAAACCATGACTCTATTGATTGATGCTGACTGGCTGCTCTATGCAGCATGTTGCGCTTGCGAAACTGAAGTTCGTTGGGATGAATGGATTCATACTTTGCATACAGAACCAGTAGATGTGCAAGATTTTATTGGCAGCAAGGTAAATGGTTGGAAAAAATTAACGGGCGATGATCAAATAGTTATGTGCCTATCTGACTACCCATCGTTTAGGTCTGAAATATACCAGGATTACAAAGCTAACCGCATTGGTAAGCGCAAGCCGCTGGCCTTGAAGGGCACAAGGGCCTGGATACATGAGCGCTATACAACCAGAACATTGCCGGGGCTTGAGGGTGACGACGTGCTTGGGTTATTTATGACTGGCGGCCAATACCCAGAACCCACCATGGTTGCTATTGATAAAGACATGCGCACCATACCGGGGCGGTTGTTAGTAGATGAGGAGCTGATCGTTATTACTGAAGAGGAAGCCAACATGAACTGGATGTTGCAAGCTTTGACCGGTGATGTAAGTGATAACTACCCTGGCATCAAAGGTTGTGGTCCTAAAACTGCAGCCAAGATTTTAACTGACGCTAAGAGTTTGCCTGAGATGTGGGCATTAGTAGTCGCGGCCTATAAGAAAGCTGGCCTTGGCTTTGCTGATGCGTTGCTTAACGCAAGGCTGGCTCGCATCCTGCGTGATGGGGACTACAACCATGACACTAATGCTGTGCAATTATGGGAACCGAACCGGATGATTAGTAATGGATGATCACTTGTGGCCACCGCTTGATGAAGCATTGATTGACATGTTGAACCGTTTGATACCAGAACGGTGCCCCAGCCTTGATGATGATGAGCGTAAGATATGGTTTAACGTTGGCCAACGGCAGGTTGTGCGGATGTTGCAAGCCATCTACATTGAACAACAAAACAACCTCGCGGATTAACCCATGTGTTTTGGCGGTGCTCCGAAGCCAGATAAAAAAGCAATGTTGTATCAACAAGCTGCTGATATGACACGCGAAAACAACCGCATGGTTGCTCAGAACCAGCAGCAAGAACGTATGGATCAACAGTATGCAGAACAGCTAGCAATTAGCACAGCCCCACCCCCACCCCCACCTGCTGAATCAGCAGCAACAGCAGCACCGGCTTTAGAAAATGCTGGTGCTACTACCCCGTCTAACATTCGTAAAGGTATGGGCCGCCGCAAGTTGCGCGGTGATGTGGCTGGTGGTACTGGTGGCCTATCTATCCCTAGCGTCTGATGGATCTTAAACTGACTAGCAACGTAGACCGCCAGTCAAAACCCTACAGCGATGACGAGGAAGGGCTAACAGCTGCAGCAAGGTATCAACGCTTGGTTACTAGCCGCGATGCCTACCTACAGCGGGCTAGGGATTGCAGCAGGGTCACCATTCCAACCTTGATACCTGATGCAGGGGAGAAAGATCGCGGCACACTCAAGACCCCATACCAATCTCTTGGGGCAAGAGGTGTTAACTACTTGGCCAGTAAGTTACTGATCACCCTGTTCCCGCCCAACTCAGCGTTCTTCAAGCTAGAGATTGACGATTTGGTGTTACAGGCTACTGAGAACGGCCCTGAAATTAAGGCTGAATTTGATAGCGCCTTAGTGAATGTTGAACATGCAGTGATGGTTGCAATGGAGACGGCTAATGGCCGGGCTTCTATGCACGAAGCATTTAAACATCTATTGGTTGGTGGCAATGTCCTGCTGTATGTAGCGGAAGATGGCTTCCGTGTTATTCACCTAAACCGCTATGCACTATGTCGTGATCCGATGGGTCATGTCATAGAAATTGTGGTGGAAGAAGAGGTTTACCCTGAAGTATTACCTGCAGATTTTCTAGAATCAATAGAGGCTAATGATGATAGCGATGGATACAGCAGCGAGAAGACACTCAAGCTGTACACCCACATTGAATATGAAAACGACAAGGTGCATTGGTATCAAGAAGCTAAAGGCAAGGAGATCCCAGGCACCCATGGCATGTGTGATACCGATGTATCACCGTGGATACCGTTACGGTTTAACCGGGTAGATGGTGAAGAGTATGGCCGTGGCTATGTCGAGGAATACTACGGTGACCTGCTAGCTCTTGAAGCTTTATACCAAGCAGTGCTTGAAGGCAGTGCAGCAGCAGCCAAGATCCTGTTCCTTGTTAATCCCAACGGCAC